TTTTTTACAAACTTGTCTTTGCAATTAAGAAGAATTTGCGTCGTGTACCAAATCCGATTGAAAACTGGGGAGATACAATTGATGCAATTACACTGAGACTTCAAGGCCCTATTCAAAGACTTTTTGCTCATGAAGCTACAGTTATCTCTGTATTTGAGACATTTATCGGTGACCCTGATTTTTTCAAGAAGGACTATAGTGATGGAGATCAGGTGTTAAAAGAAGATAAACACAACGCCACCTTAATGACATATATGTTCTTTTTAGCAGTATTGGCAGGAACTCTACATACACCTGAAAATCAAAGAATCTTGAACGAATTTGGATGTTCAGTCGTTGGGCCTCTGGATGATGTTGTTCCTCCACCACCTCCACCGCCGCCGCCACCTGCATCTCATACACTCACTTTGGAAACACGACCGCCTGGTATAGGTATTCTTACAGGCCAAGGTCCTGTAAATGATGGAACTTATAAACCAATATCATGGGAGCCAGGTAATAGCGGCTATAGGTTTGAGAAGTGGGACCCCCGCTATTCTGTAATAGATGCCGAGAATAAAGATACAAGGGCACTACCCATTACAGCAGACAAAACAATTACTGCGATTTTAAATGAACCGGCGCCACCAGCACCAGTAACTACAGAGCAACTCTGTGCAGAATATAATAAACTATTTTATCGATTTGACGGAGAACCACAACATGAAGCGAGATTTTTTGATAAACAAAATGCATTTAAAGCACGATTTACACCTGAGCAGTTTGATCTGATTAAAAAGCGGTGTCACATTGTACAACAAAAACAGGCTCAAGCACATGGACCAGAATTTCTAGGACCGCAAGCTCTTCTTACAGGAACAAGTGCTTCTGCAATAGGTTCAAAAACACCAGCATTTATTCCTTTACAACCTATTCGACGGGCTGCACAACCTGTTCCAGGTGGACTAGGAGCCATTACGCGTAAAGGAGGTCGTAGACATCGAAGCGGAAATGTGACCCGCAAAAGAAGGGCACACTGAATAGTATGACTGAAAAGGAAGGCCCTCGCTATAGTCCGAATATTGCGCTCAAAGCGAAATATGCGCTGTATAGTGCATTAGTATTCTTTGTGGTTGCAAATCCTGAGACCTATCGTGTAACCAATAATGCCTTCGGTTGGTTAGTTGTCATTGCCGATTCCGCAGGCCATCCAACGCCTCTTGGATTCTTTGTGCACACCTTTTTGTTCTTTTTATTGCTCTGGGGACTGATGTTATTCCCTCGCGACTAGCAAGTCTTGTTCAATGGCTTTGCTATACTTCAAATCTGCGTAGAGTGTCTTGAAGACATACGCCTCCGAAACCTGTTGGGCTCGTTCAGCTTCCAAGCCCTTTGAAAGAAGACTCGCATAGATGCTAGCCGCCATATGCCGCTGTACATCTGTCCAACGCGGGTCTGTAACAGCCGTTAGACTGGGTACATATTCAATCCAGCGGCCACGACGAAACACTGCAAACACATCCATCTATAAATTTGATGTGTTCTCAGTTTAGACTGCTCTGGTATGTTGTTCCGTTTATTTACATTTGGATTTCTACAGACTGCATTTGCATCGTATCGCAATTGCGGGTCAAGCACAGACCTCGCCAAGAATCTTGTTATCTCCATCGTACCCGATGCTGCAAAAGCGGGCGACCAGGTGACAACGACCTTTGATTATGATCTAGAGTCAGTCATTACGGGTGGCACGGCCTCCTACGCTTTCTCATTTAATGGTATTCCATTTTCGCCTACTGTCAATGATTTGTGTGTGGAACAGTCTGGAGGCTGCTGCCCCGATCCCTGCCCTCTTGGCATTGGTCACCACTCCGACAAGAGTATCACAGACTTCCCCAGCGTCAGCGGAAAAATTATCAGTACAATCAAGTGGGCGGATCAGAGTGGTGCGCAGATTCTCTGTGTAGAGTGGATAGTAAAAGCATAAAACAAGTAGGCCATAAATACAATAGCCCGCGAGGGTGTATGGTAAGAGTTGAATTGTTTTTTCAAATGGGAGATAACAAGTTATACAAAGTGTCTCGGTGATAAAGTAAAAAAGATGATACTTTTTTTTACTTGCTTCTTTCAGAATGAAGGTAACCAAAGTCATCCTGCTATCTGTAGTTGTTGTCTTCCTTTTAGCCATGATTGGCGTAATTGGTAGTGGAAGCGTACAAGGCTTCATTGGAGGATTTGGTGATGCTGGTGCGCCTCCGGTTGCGTCATTTACGATGTACTATGCTGATTGGTGCCCTCACTGCAAAACTGTAAAGCCTGAGTTTGAAGAGTTTTCAAAGAGGGGCGTCGTCACGGTAAATGGTAAGAATGTCGCGGTTGCCCTGGTCGAGGAGTCTGATAAGGCGAAGATGGCTGGCAAGAATGTCAAGGGCTTCCCTACCTTCCTCTACGAGACTGCCGCGGGCGAGACGGTCGAGTACAGTGGCCCTCGCACTCGTGACGGCTGGATGGATTTCCTCGGCAAGACTGTATAAACAGTATATTTTCAATACTTGATTTAGATGGCTCGGCCAAATAACTCAAGTCTTTTAAACGCTTTAGAAAGACCTAGATTTTTATGTGATTCCAAATTTACTCAACTCATTACTAGCGGTGACTTTACAATTAAGTCACTTCGTTCACGAAATCCGGCCGCGGCTTCTCTTGGAGAAGGTGCGTTTGGCAAAACTGTGAGTGCAGAAATAACTGTTCAACCAAAGGAAATTCTGCTGAATCAGGGATTTCCTGGAATTGTTGCAAACAATGCTCGAAAGGATCTCTCCTGCACAGCGGCATTAAAAATTTCTCTTCAAGCAGCCCGTATTTCAGAAATTGGCATACCAGATGATACTCTTGTGGAAACTGCGGTGTATTCACGTATCGCACAAAAAGAAAATGTGGCGAAGGCCCTTTTTGTAAAACTTTCAAAAACGGAAATTAAAACGGTGATGGAACACTATATTACAAATTTAGCATCACTTACTGAAAAAATTGGAATTCTTAAACGAAATCTTCTTCGTGCTGTTTTTTACCAATTAGCACACGGACTTCATGAATTTCACAGTACTGATATTCTTCATAAAGATTTAAAATTACAAAATGTCTTGCTCGGTCACGATGGCCGAGTTTTTATAACAGATTTTGGACTCTCTGAGTTTTGTATTGTTGATTCGGCTGAACCAAAACTCTTTTATTATCGTAATACAACAGCAACAATTGTACCTCCTGAACGATTTTCGTATACTCCGATAGGAAAATCGTATGATATTTGGGGGCTCGGTGTCTGTTTAGCAAATCTTGCCTACAAAAGTAGTCATGGATTACAGATGTATGATTTTTGGGCATATACATATGGCAGTTATACATGGGATGATTATTTTCAAATCAGAGCAATCTCAAACATGGCATGGGTACATACTGAATATTCAAAGAGAACAGAAGAGATTGTAAAGGGAGTGAATCTGATTGATTCGCAATGTGGAGATTTATTGAGCCGTATTTTAGTAAATGATCCAACTCAACGCTTAACAACCACGGAGATACTTGCACATCCTTGGTTTGCTGGTTTAACACTAGAAGAAGCCGTGCGTACTACACAGACTGAACTCGGCATGAATCCTCGTATGAGTAAAACAATTCTGAGTATATTTGATGATATTAAAAAATATGATCCTGTCACGAAGACCTATATAACAAATGCTCCAAATGTAAATGCAAGTACTGACAAGTTTTTTCAAATAAAACCATCTGTAGCATCAACTGGAACTTTTGTTTTCTGGTCAGGAGAATTAAATACGACAATGAAGTTAATAGTATTTGATTGGCTTCTTGAAGCAACACAGGCAGATTATTTTAAAGTATCTATGTATTCATATCTACATGCAATTGAACTTCTAGAAAGAATTTTAGAGAAGAAGCAGATTTTGAGAAAAGATCTTCAATTATATACTACACTTGCATTACATATTGCTGTTAAAATATCACCCATTGATAGACATCAGACTGAAGCAGAGATAAAAGATTTAGTTAAGTTAGGCGCCAATTCATTTACAGAGGAGAACGTATATGATAATGAGGTTAAATTTATATCGCTACTTCAAGGTGATCTCTTTCCTCAAAGAGGAGGTTTTGTAGATCTATTTTTGAATACCTACATGAAGGGAATTCAAGAGAATAAGAAAGAGTTTCGTTTCTTTTTGGCTGTTCTCTGTTATTTATCTTTAGATAAAATTGCCTCCTTCACAGAATTTTTTAATGTAGTTGATAAGATTTATATTGAATCAGGTGAAGCCGCGACTCCTATGCCTAAAACAGTTATTCAAGCAGATAGAGAAAAAATAATAAGGGATAGTATCACGTATAATATAGCACGATTACAACCTCCTATGAAGTATATTATTGGATATGTCTTTGGAGCAAATCCTAATATTAATAGAATCTTACGAATGCCTGCAGCTTTTAGAACATTAATACCTAATATTCGATTAAAGTCAAGAGTAAAACAGTTACCTGTAGCACACGTGTAAAAATTTGAATTTGCGGCGGCCAGTAAATTTAGTATACAATGGATCATCAAGATTGGACACCTGTTATTGTTACCCGCCCTGTGACGCGCTCTGGAGTTCGAGCCCCAGCAAAGGGCCCTAAGACTATTCTCGAGCGAGATGGCGCAGCACGAAATGCATCTGCGCATGCCGCCAAACTGGAGGCTGCCGATGCACCTGTAAAGCCTAAGATGCTGAGCAGCGAAAGTCGCAAGTTACTTACCGCTACACGTGTGGCTCTTGGAAAGACACAAGTGCAGTTGAATCAGCAGTGCGCATTTCCTCCAAATACAATTCGTGAATTGGAGGCGGGTCATGTTCATCCTACGGGAGCACAATTGAATAAACTTAATCGTGAACTTCGCATTGGTCTAAAACTCGAGTAGTTAGGCAACTGACCACCGTCGCACAGGAATCTGTTTTGCAAACACTCTTTTTTCTAGGAATTCGAGAGTAGCCTTACGCGCAGCCGTCATGAGACCCTGGCGTTCCTCCTTGGTCGCTTCAAACTTCCAAGAAGGAAAGTCGCCGTTCGGTAGGAGAATCGTATTAGCCGCTGTCTCTGCCTGAACTCGTTCGGCTGTTGGAACAAATGTGCAGGCTAGAATCTGCTGGAAAAATCCGATGAAATCTGAAATCTCCTCTTTTTTTGTATGGGCCGTTGAAAAGGCGAGACCAATTGTCTGATGCCGTTCATGTTCTATAAGATAGGCCATCGGATAATTTGTAATCATGGCACCGTCTGTAAGAAGATTTCCAGTGACTGGATCTGCTACAGGAGTATAGTAAAAGGTCATTCCCATTGAGGCTCGTAGGGCTTCAACGAGTTTGACACGGGGAGTTGCCTGTAGAGAGAATTCTCGTTGCCGACAGGTGTGAAGATCCGTTGCATAGCAGCGCAACAAGGCCTTCGGATTTTTCTCGGCGAGTCCTTGAAAGGTGAGGTCCACTGGAAGTCGCTGGACTCGTAGGAGTGTTTCGAGTAGTCGCACCAGTTTTTCACCGCTATCGAGACCGTAGGAATCGAGAAACATGAGCGCCGTTTCTGGATCAAATTCACGAATAAGAGTAAAATCAAATTCGAGACAGAGTCGCTTCAGTTCTGCAACTGTGTACCCTATTGACAGACAGAATCCGATGAGGGCTCCTGCACTGATGCCAATGTATTCGGTTACCTGTTTCAGAAGACCTTTCTCTTCAAGAACTTCAAGGGCTCCCACACAGGCCACAACGCGAATACCACCGCCTGTGAGGCAGAGTTTGCGTGGTGGAATGAGACTCATTCTTCTAAGTGGTTCTATCAGAGAATGTATAGGCCTCCGAATGAGGTGACTCCGAAACTGACACCCAATGAACTCTTCGAACGGCGAGTTCAACGGGATAAATCGCGGCTTCACACCTACAACCAAATTCTGGAGCAGATTCACACCAGGATATACTCCGCATCACAACTTGATAATCACCCAGCCTATGTAATGTATACAGTACCCCCTTTTGTTCTTGGACTACCGAAGATTGACCTACAGGACTGTATTGTCTATGTGGTCTATCAATTGCGGCAATCTGGATTTCAGGTGCGATATACGTACCCTAACCTGCTCTATATTAGTTGGGAGCATCATGAAAAAGAATATCTTCTCCATCAAAATCCCATTATTCAGGCGATGATTCCTGACAAGAAAAAGAAGGGTGTCGGATTCGCCTTGCCTGGACCTATTGAGCAACAGGTTGCGACAGTTCCGCGTAAGTTGGCCAGCGAATACAAGCCGCCGGCTCAGTTCGTTCAGACGATGGAACGGCCGCAGGCAGACAAGAAAAACTCAGTTCTTCAGGACCTCTGGATGTTTTCGTAAAATAGAGTAAAATTCAGTCATTTTCTTAAGTTTACTTGAATAATCACCTGGTCCAATTGGAAAATGAGAAATAACTTGGCCTGTGTCTGATTCTGGATGATTTACAATGAGGCCGCTCAATAGTTTATTATTATACATCTTTTCGGTAACTGCAACATACACAACAAATGGTTGTTCAAGTGTAATAGGTGTGCGAACCTTATGTGATTTTTCTTGTATATAGAAAATTATAGTCTGAAATAACTTCTTTATTTCTGGAGTATTTGGAAATAATAGACAACAAGTTGAAAAGGCAGAAATATTTTTATCTATCTCTGTAAAATCAAAAAATTCTTCTCCCCCCCACCACGGATGTCCAATTATACCTTCAGGAAGAGCATAGAGTTTTGATTCAATAGGAAGAGTCAGTATACGATTTATTTTATCTGATATAATAATATCTGTATCTAAATAAAGTATTTTATCATATAAATCAATCTCTGAATATTGAAAAATAAGCATACGAGAGGCTGCAGCGTAGAAAATACTTTCTATACCATCAATTATCATATACTTTAATGAGAGCCTATAATCAGCACTCATTTCTTGTATCCAGGGTACAAAATCGGATTCTGTTATAATTAAAATATCTGTTGAATCATCTCTTTTTCCAAATTCATTTAGTGATTCTAAAAGTAGTTTTAATAAATGTATATAGTTTTTGTTAAAAAATATACACATATAGATAAGATTTCGCATTTACTTTAGTTAAATAATAAAATAGTCAAAATAATCCGTAAAAAGAACTTTAAATATAAATTCTCATCATAAAAGAGAATGTCGCTTGTCGGAAATACAAGCGTCGTGGTAAGTGAAGTTCTCTTATCACTCTATCCAATCTTAGTGAAGGTTGTTCCGACAAACTTTGATACTGGCTTATTAGCACGATTCGCTGTGTTTACCGCTGCTTCTCTCATATTTTACAGTGGTCAAACAATTCACCTCGGTAAAGTATTTCTCTATGGCCTTGTTACACTTTTTCATGTCGTCATGTCCTATACTGCATTCTCAAATCTATCGGCTGGAACATCCATGTCCCTCTTCTATACATTTCCTATCATGAATATAATTGCTGGAATTCTCTTTTTAGGAGAAACGATTTCATTTCGCGCGATTTTCTTTGTTCTGCTCGGATTTGCAGGAACTCTCTTACTTTCGCAGGAGATTCCCAATGAAGAAGTGAAGGGTGAAAAACCCATTGAAGTTCCACAGAATCTTGCAGTCTGGGCTGGCCTTTTGGCAGCCTTTTCTGAAACTCTTATGTTTTTAGTCATACGTGATACGAAGACTACAAATCCGATTGATTCAATGCTTCAGTTATATCCTGGCGCATTTATTTTGTTTGGACTCTATGTACTTCTTGGACAACGCACCATTGATACAAATCCTGTAAATTTGGCAAAACTCGGCTTATTTAATCTGATTATCGGCTTTGGAGGCTACACTCTACGCGCATACAGTATAAATAAAGTCTCGACTGTTGTATTCAGTCTACTTTCCTTTGTAGGTGTTCTGAGTTCCTATGCCTTTGGGAAACTATTTGTAGATGAAACGAGTTCATGGAAGACGTATCTAGGTGCCTTCTTAATTGCCTGCTCTTCAGCTGGAGTCACTTTGATTTAGGGTATAAATTTGAAGGTGGGGGGTGGTTTATTTAAATTGTATTATGTATTATAAGATGAATATTCTACTATTTATATTTGCTATATTGCCAGAGATTCTTGCTGCGCCTCTGGCATCAAACTCACTTCTTCTATCACGAATGCCAGTCGCTCCCGCACCTCCGAACTACCAAGCGGCAGTTCTCGAGGAATGGATACCATCTGGAACAACTTATTCCATTTCACAGAACTGGACGACAGGTTGTACAAACCTACCGACGGATGGCAAACTACAACCGAGCCTTCCATATTTGACAGATGCCTATGTTCTCTGTCGTAATCTAATGCCTGGAGCCTCGCCTGCAGTTCAACCTGCTCCGATTGTACTTGGACATCTTAATGAAAGTGGTATATGGTCCCATGTACCATATGATTTTGGCGCAGTATTTCCTAATGGAACAGCTCTTCATTCAAACATGGTTGTCATTTCACCCTCAGCCAGTCTTATTTATATACTGGGTGGAGGAACTCTAACTCAACCAAATCATATGACAGGATTTATGCTGAATAATCCAGGCTACAATATGGGTACATATCAAACAACGAGTAATATGTTTGAATTTGTCTTATATAATAATAGTCTAAATATTCTGGCAAATCCCCCTGCAAATGGCGGAAGTGGTACGGCGGCTCCAGCAGTTATTACAAATACAATCGCCCTTGGTCAAGGTACTCCTGTTCCTATTTCTACAGGATGGAGTATTGTAAATGCACTATCTATACCTGAAACACAGCAGGTTGTATGGTTTATGATAAGTTCACCCAAACCTTCTATTGTTCGTTTCAATCTTTCAGCACCTCTTCTCAATGAGACATTTGGTCCGCCTCCCAAGGCAGGAGCAGGCGCTATCCAATTTACACTTCTATCAGGTCGTTATGAACAGGCAGGATTCACTGTCTATCTGGGAAATGGCTCTCACATTGTATCAAATACAATTATCGGCCTACGAACAAAGGCGGGTTATAAGATAGTTGCACATGCTCCACCTGGATGGAATTATAACAGTATGATTGCACGCTATCCGATAAGTACTCCATCTCCTACACCTGTTGCAACTGTATCCCCTGTGGCATCCATAACACCCAGCGTAAGTCTATCTAGTACACCTGGATCTACTGTTTCTCCTACAGTATCGGATACACCTGTTGTAAGTGTATCTCCTACTATATCACTAATTCCAAGTGCAAGTCTATCTCCAACAGTATCAACCACACCTGGTTCTAGTGCATCTCCTAGTATATCTGATACGCCTGGATCTAGTGTATCTCCTACTGTATCACTAACCCCTAGTACAAGTATATCCTCTACAGTATCTGTAACGGCTGCTATATCAACTACACCAACACCTTCAGTAACTCAGACACCTACACAAACTCCCAGCCAGACACCCACACAGACACCCAGCCAGACACCCACACAGACACCCACACAGACACCCAGTCAAACTCCTTCTCAGACAGCAACCTCTTCTACAACACCAACTGCATCCATTACTCCTACTCCAACTCCGACTACAACACACACCCTATCAATCACATCAACTCCTACACCCACTTCGACTATCTCAAGTTCTGGAACTCCTACTCCTTCAATTCTGCCACTTGAAAACGCACTTTCAGCAAGTCAAACAGGAAATTCTCCCTCATCTCCAAACTCTATTGTAGGTATTGCAATCGGTTCCTGTTTTGTAGGAATGGCACTTGTTGGACTCTACATTACATTCCGTCGCCAGAATAAACGACGCTCTATGCCAGTCTCTAACTGGGCACCTCATCCTAAAATGCATGCAAATCGCATGACAGGACCCACCACTGAAATCTCACACAATCCGAGTATGCAGCAGTGGAGACAGTCTTCCAATCCATCTCTAACACAGGCGCCAAGTTTTCGTAGACTTGAACCTGTACATACTAAAAAGACATTTGAGCCCATTATTATTAACTAGACAATTGAATGAAGAAGCGCAAAGAGTTTCTTCGCCTTGACCGGTCCAAATCGCTGTTTCTCTGAAATTTTCAGTTCAGCAAATTGCGCCTCCGTTGCATTCCAAACGGCTGTAAGTGAGCCGAGTTCCTTCAGTATGGTCTCGGCAGTCGCAGGGCTAATTCCCTTGCAGCAGGTCAAGACACTCACCGCAAAAATATGCGGGTCATCGCGCTGCTCACCCTTTGTATGATTTTTAATAGTACTCGTGTAAGCAGTCACCTTTCCTTCACGAAACTCGACCTGGTCTTCTTGCCACTTCGCAGCCAGAGTTGTTAAGAACTGTGCAGTCTCTGTAGCATCCGCCATCTGGAAAAAAGTGATCTTGTGAACGAACGGCAGGCGCACGAGCCACTTGAGCACGACCTCCTTGGTATAGGACCTGGTCTTGTTCAAATCACCCTCAATAATGTAGGCAATGTGTGCACCTGACTCGGCTGCGTACGCTTGGAGTCGCGTGCGTTGCTCTCTATAACGACCATCTGACATTGACGCCTCCAAGTCATGGACCTCCTTGCGTTCGACAATAATTCCGCCAGGCATGACGGCGCCAGTCGTTTCATCCACGCCAATCCAAGCATCTCCAACAGGAAGCATCTTTACTTTCCAAGTGGGCATCAAGGTGATAAGTTCTCGTTCACGATTATCGAGCAGAAACATCTTCTTTTACAAAGACCTCCGGATTTTAAACCTTCATACTTAGTATAATGGCTAATCGTTTCACTCGTCGTAACCGTGACCGTAAGAATCGCAAGACTACTCGCCGCAACCGCAAGAATCGTCGCCAGACGGGTGCTGGTGGCATGGGACTTGCAAAGTGCCAGTGCGGCTGGGATAGTGTAAATAGGAGATGCAACCCGTGCGGCGGTGGCCGTCGTCGTCAGGGAGGCGGCGGTGGTATGGGCCTCTCGGGCTGAGGTGGCCGTGGTTTATGTTATAATTCTGAGGGCTTATTTAGCCACTGCGCGGATGCAAACGGAAACTGCTAAGAAACTTTATAAACAAGATTTGCTAAACCGTAAAAACTCTTTGCGGTTCGTGTAAAGTCTCGTCCGAGTGTTCGCACCATTTTTCCATAGGTATCATCGGAAAGATTTCTCGATAGAACATTTGTTAACAAAAGACCACCTGGTTTTAGTAACCTTAGACAGTCTTTTGTAAAAGATGGGCTCATGACAAACGGAACTGTAGTGTGATGAACAGAAATATCACTTAGTATAATATCAAACGACTTCGCAGGCATTTTCTTTACAAATTTTTTTGCATCTTCGGCAATCACAGTTGATCTCTCTCCAAACTGTGATAAAATTATATGTTGTAAGACTTCTACATTCTCGGCATCAATATCCACTGTTGTAACATGAACAGAAGGACAACGTAAAAGCAATTCATACGGCATAGCAGCCACTGCGCCTCCTAGCACACAAATAGATGCATTTGGCTTTTTGTGTAGATATCTATAGACATGATCAAGCATAACCCGTGAATACCATTGACGTGAAAATCCCGTTTTATAATTAAATCGACCATATTCATTACCACTCTTTGAATATGCAATAATTTCATCATCTTTGACTAGTAAATAAAAATCTTTTCCATCGTACAACATCCTACTTAGTGGAAAGTTTCCAACACTTGAAGTAACAAGCAACGAGAATCTGAACATCACCCAGACTTGTATGAAGCAGTTCTGGCCTAGGTTCAACTCCAAAACAGTGGGTATAGAAGCGCTTCAGATTCGCACACATGAAGCGGTCGCCTGGACGAGGATTCGGCCACGGAATCTTACAGATTTCACGCGACCCCTCCATTGTACAGAACTCCTTGGCCGGCCAGCGAATCTTGGGGGCACCTGGTGCCCAGTAGAGTGCTGCAGCGGCAATAATATTTTTGTCAAATTCCATATTGTGAGCAATATAGAGTCCACAACGGTCCAGATCATCCTGGAATTCGCGTAGTACACCGAGAAGAGGCACTCCTTTTTCAGTGGCGAGTTCAGTCGTAATTCGATGAATTTTGCTGCTCTCTGCAGGGATTGTCCAGCCATCGGGCTTAATAATATAGGACTTTGTGTCCTTGATGGCTCCACCATCAGTTACTATCCAGGAAATCGAGACGGGTTGTGGCCAATTATCCTTTCGCACATGCGCAGGGAGATTACGGTACTTAGGAAGTCCTGTAGTCTCAGTATCAAAGAAGAGTGCTAGCATATTTGCGGTTGATAGTGCATAGTCAGTAACTCAAATTTAAGTGTCGCTTATGACCAATTCTCCTGTGCGAAGGTTGGTGCCATACTACGCTCAAGCCCAGATGTCGGCTTCGTGTAATCCCAGCGATTGGTGCGTCCCTTGGGTCCAGGAGTAAAGAAGGGATCAAGGCCAACATTGATGTCAGCCGATGTGGGAGGCACAGTGATGGTTGCCTCACCCGCAGCGCCCACTGCACTCATCTTCGCAGGCGCCTCCTCATCTTCATAGATGATTTTCTCATCCTTCTTGCGAACACCGACGATTTCAAAGACATTATTTGGCTTCTGAACAATTGTAGGTACTAGACCCTTAGCATTATAAATCTTCTTGATGAGTTTATTGGCATCGTCCAGATCGTAGGTTGTAAGACTCTCTGAGTGTGTCGGTCTGTAGGTCTGTAAAATCTTGCGCTCCTCCATTTCAGTCGCACTGGTGTCCGGAGGCTGTAGAGATGAACCGTCAATTTCACCATAAGGATTGAATCCAGACGCTGTATCTTGGAAGCCTTCGTTGTACATTGAATCTTGGCGTATCTGTTGGCGACGTGAAGCCTTTGCTTCTTCAATCGCCTGTGCCTCATCCGTTGCATTCTTACCATAGGCAAGTGACGCTGGAGCGCTTAGCATTTTACCTGCTGCATCACGCTCGCGGAGTTCAGCAAATCCCTTTTGAAAGACTGTTGAATTTGGTGGCTGACCTGACCAATCCAACGGGCGTTGGGCTGTCAGTCGATTGATCTCCTCCTTTGACATTTCCTTATCAGTCTCGTACTGGAATACAAGATTATACTCATAATCATCCACTGAATAAATCGGTGTAGTCACATAGGGTGCGGCAAAATTCTGTTCCATAATGACATCATTCGGTGAATTCGGCCTTGTATCGGGAAGCCACAGAAGATTTGCAACGAATCCCTCTTTCTGTTTGGTGCTTGTAACGAGCATTCCGATATAAGCCACTACAACTAAAAGTATGGCTGCGATAAGAAGATTCATCCTCCACTACTACCGAGTCTACACAAAATATCCGGCTTTTGTAGAGAATGGTCGCAAAGAAGACAAAGACAAAGAGCAAGACCAGAAAGGCCGGCAAAATGCGTATGGGCAGAATCATGTCACCGGTCGATGTTCGTTCAGCCGATAAGGTTGGCGCATTTGAGGGTATGCTGGGGTCAGGTCCTCTCACGCTTGTACTTGTCTATGCGGACTGGTGCGGTCATTGCCAGCGGTTCAAGAAGGACACCTGGAATGACTTAACTGCCATGTCAAATCGGAAAATGAATATTGCGGCGGTTCGCGATGACATGCTTCCCAAAACGAGTCTGGCAAATTCCAAAATCAAGGGCTACCCGAGCCTGATGCTTGTAGGAACAGATAAGCGTCCTGCAGAGTTCAGTGAGGAGGGTGAAGTGACAAATGCGATGCCGAGCAATGAGAAGAAGAATCTTCAGAGCCTTCTCCAGACTCCTCTCCCTGAAGTGAATGATACTCTGTCAGAAGATCAAGGAATGGTGACACCGGTGAAGACGGCAAGTTCTCCTACGATTGCTCCTTCAGCCGGCGTCAATTCAAGGCCCCCTACACCTGCTGCAAATCTTACAGGTTCGCTCAAGCCCCCTTCACCTACGATGGCAGCCAATGCAAGCCAGGATGAGATTGATGAGGCCATTGTAAATCAGCCGATTTCTGCGCCGCCTGAAAATGACATGGAACTCGTTGAATCTGCAACGGTCACTCCGTCAAACAGAAAAGCGGCGCCGATCGGTGGTGGAAATCTCTTAACGAGCTTGATTCGTCTTGTCAAGACAAGTTCAAAGGCCTTCATGAAGAAGCGTGCAACTCGTCGCAAGGCCAAAGGCCGCAAGGGTGCCAAAGGTACCAGAGGCAGCAAGTAAAAACTTGAATGGTTTTATAGCCCAACTAAACAGTAAGAAAAAGATGCTATTTCACCTTTTAGACGTACTGGCTCACGATTCAAAAATCGAGAGCGAGGACGAAGCAACATGGCATATGTGCGAACGAAAAAAAGCGGATGGAGACACATACACGACTCGTGTCAAAAACAACAATTATATGGGCCGTGAGTTCCAGATTGAACTCTTTGGAGTGACCGAGACAGGCTCCCAGGTTCATGTAAATGTGACTGGGTTCTGTCCATCGTTCTATGTTGAACTTCCTGATGCTGGCGCATTTACGGAAATTCAGTCGGTCGTTAACAAAGTTCTAAAGCCGCGATGCACAGAGTGTACACCAAATGTACTTATTGAGTTCGAAAAGGTAAAACGTAAGCGCCTCTTTGGCTACACAGCAAATCGCGAGTTTCCAATGGTGAAGATCAGTGTAAATAGTCTTGACCTCTTTCGAAAGGCCAAGAAACTATTTCTTGATGAAAAGATGAATCCCATCTTTCACTACAAGACTCGATGCCTTGAAGTGTATGAGGCGAACCTTGATCCGCTTCTGCGCTTCTTTCACACGCAGGACATTGAGCCGTGTGGATGGGTTGAACTCGACGTCGAATGTGACGATGTAGAGGAATCACTTATCAGTTGTGATTATACTGATATTAAGAAGCCTACAAAGCGTCCTGGCAAGTCTGGGCCTGCTCTACTAGCTTCGTGGGATATAGAGTGTTACAGTCCAGATGGTGATTTCCCTGTTCCTGAGAAACTTCAGTATCCGATTATCCAGATTGGCGTAGTTCTTGTGCGGGCAGGTGAGGCACCTCAGCGACACTGCTTTGTCTACTCTACCGAAAAAGATGTCTGTGCAGATGTGTCAGGTGTCACCATTCATCGCAGTGGGAGCGAAAAGGACCTCATTGTCGATTGGGCGGCTCATATGATTGAATGGAGTCCCGATATCTGGATTGGCTACAATATCTTCGGTTTTGATGAACGCTATGTGTGGAAGCGTGCCGAACTGCTCGGCTGTGTTCCTGCCTTTCAGGGCTTCTCTCGCTATGAAGACGAGACTGTGAAACTCCAGGAGAAGATGCTGAGTAGCAGTGCACTGGGGGACAATCGTCTCTATATGTGGAACTCAGCAGGTCGTCTCCAAATTGACCTCTATCACTACATCAAGCGTATGGAGGCGCTGCCGAGTTACAAACTCGATGATGTCACAAGTCATTACATGAGTGGCAAACTTAAGGCAATTAAACAGGACGCCGCAGACGCCGCAGGCGTACTAATCACGCTAAAAACCTCTGTCACAAAGGATGTGCGAATTGGTCGTAGCATTAAGATTCTTGATGAGACTGGCGAACCCGTAGCCGAGAAATGTTCCGTTGAGCGGATTGGCGACGGCGAAATTATTGTACGGAATACAGGGGAACCTCTGGATGACCTTGACCTTCAGTTAGCGACCAAGTGGGCCATTGTAAAAGACGACGTTCCTCCTGCAGAGATTTTCCGTCTTCATCGTGAGGGTGGTGCTAGTGGCAGAGCAAAAGTTGCCGATTACTGCGTTCAGGATTGTAATCTTGTGATTGAACTCTTCAATAAACTCGATGTGTTCAACAATGCGATGTCGATGGCGAATGTCTGTTCTGTGCCCGTGAACTATATCTTCACGCGAGGCCAGGGCATCAAAATCGAGTCACTCATCTTCAAGGAGTGTGCGGCTCGTGGGCAGGTTGTCAAGGTGCTGGAGTCGCCGCGACAGGCGTCGGATGAAGTTTCGGATGATGAGCCGGTTGAAGAGAGTTATGAGGGTGCGATTGTCTTTGCACCGAAGCCCGACTTCTACTTTGATGCGCCTGTAGGTGTTTGTGACTTTGCGTCGCTCTACCCAAGTTCTATTATTAGTGAAAATATCAGTTATGATACACTGGTCTGGGTCAAGGATATTGCGCCTGATGGGACTACAAAGTTCTCCTATGGTGGCGAGCCTGACATGGTGGAGCCTGATGTTCGATTCACCGACATTGAGTTTGATATTCTGCGACCGGATCCGGCGGATACAAGGAAGCATCCTGAGAAGATTCGCGATGGTCTACGCATCTGTCGATATGCACAGAAGGGAGATACAAAGGGCACTCTGCCCGATATTCTCCAGAAACTGCTGGCGGCTCGTAAGGCGAAGCGCAAGCAGGCGGAAAAGGAGAGTGATCCATTCGTGAAGGCGCTTCTGGATGCTGAGCAGTTGGCCTACAAACTCACGGCAAATTCACTCTATGGTCAGTTGGGTTCACCGACCTTCAAGATTCGTCTCCAGGCGCTGGCTGCGTCGACGACAGCGTATGGTCGAAAGCAGATCACCTTCGCAAAGGAGGCGATTCATCAGTTCTATGGAGCCCCTGCTAAAAGGGCGGATTGCTGTGCGGAGTTGGTCTATGGTGATACAGATTCACTCTTTGTGAGTTTCAATCCACGGGGACCTGATGGGGCTCGACTTGTGGGCCGCGAGGCACTCGTGAGGACGATTGAACTAACGGAAGAGTGTGGTAAGTTTGTGACGGCGGGTCTGAAGCCGCCGCATGACTTTGAGTATGATAAGGTATTCTGGCCATTTATCATCTTCAGCAAAAAGCGCTATGTCGGCAACAAGTATGAGGAGTCGCCTGATCATTTCAAGCAGAATTTTATGGGTATTGTTCTGAAGCGGCGAGACAATGCGCCGATTGTGAAGACAATCTATGGTGGTGCCATTAATATTCTTCTAAACAAGCGAAATGTAGCGGAGGCAGCGGAGTTCGTCAGGACAAGCCTTCGTAAGTTGGCGACTGGAGCGGTGAGTCTTGGACAGTTGACAATTACAAAGTCACTGCGAGCAAACTATGCGGACCCGACTCGAATTGCTCATAAGGTTCTTGCGGATCGTATTGCCGAGCGAGATCCTGGTAATGCACCGGCCTCTGGCGACCGTATTCCGTATGTCTATATTGTCAATCCTGGAGCGGAACTTCAGGGTGATAGGATTGAACTGCCTTCGTATGTTCGCGAAAAGGGGTTGAAGCCTGATATTCCGTATTATATTGAGCATCAATTGAGTAATCCGTTGGCTCAACTCTTTGCACTTCGTGTCGAGGAGATACCCGGCTACAGACCACCTGCTGGTGGATGGTCAACAAATGAGGACAAGCGGGCGGTGGAGAGAGAGCGGATGGCCGCTCAACTTCTGTTTGGTGAAACTCTGCAGAAGTGCTCTGGCCAGCAGAATCTCTTGAAAATGGGATTTACTCGACCTGCCGCTTTTGCAGCATCTGATCGACCGGCTGCTTTAGCAGCGTCTGATCGACCTGCTGCTGCGCAAAGTGTGACAAATCGCGTTGTAACAGTTGAGTCTGTTGCGCCGAAGGTTGTCAAACAGGGTATTCTCGACAGTTATTGGGGTGACCGCATTCTGATTTCTCGACTTGAAGAGAAACAGAAGGCATTAAAGAAAAATCAAGTAAAGAAATCAGATGGGACTAAGCCTAAGTAGAGAAGCCTTTCGTCCATTTATTCTTGAAACG